GAGCAACGCAACTTTAAATGGGCCGAAAATCAAACAACCGGTGAGTTTCTTAATAAACCCGAAGACGCTCATAATCACTGCTTTGATGCCTACTTTTACAGTCTTAGATACTATCATACAAACTACGCTTGGAAGTATCTCCAACAAGATTGATATAAAACAATAGTTATTTACAATATTAATAATTATCTTTATATCAAAATAAGATATATGAAAACAGATTTAGTACATGTAAAGAAAAAAGAAGTATTCACGGATTCGAAAGTAATTTCCGAAATGCTTGAAGTCCCTCACAAAGTATTATTAAATACTATTGAAAGGATAGTCGAAAGACAAAAAAACAATGTCACGGCCAAGCCATTGAAATTCCCTCAAAAATTCATTGCAAGTTCTTTCATTAATAAGATGGGAAGAGAATATAAAATGTATGAGCTAAATGAACAAGCTTATATGAAATTGGCTATGCACTTGAAAGGTTATGAAAAAGCTGAATTTGTTCAGGATAGCATAATTGAAGCTTTCTCTTTAATGAAAGAGACTCTTTTAAATCAGCAAAATTCAAGTTGGTTAAATGCTCGAGATAAAACTAAAGAGATTCGAAGAGAGGAAACCGATTGCATTCAGGAATTTATTGAGTACGCCAATAATCAAGGGAGCCAAAACGCAACTCGTTATTATGGTAATATTACCAAGATGACTAATAAAGCACTCGAGTTGTTGGTTCAAGTAAAAGATGGTGCGCCAATAAGGGATTTAGTCACAGCAACCGAACAAGGATATATACAAATGCTAGATAATAGAGCTAAACAGGCTATTGAATATGGAATGGAACAGAACTTACCGTATAAATACATTTATAAATACGCAAAAGAAGAGGTTAATAATTTAGCCGATTCACTTAACTTTAAGAAGTCACTAAAAGAAAAACTTTAACTTATGAACGCGAAAGAATTAAGAATTGGGAATTTAGTTACGCTAGATTGATATATTTTATTATATTAATTCAATTCTTTTTCTTATCTTTGGTGAAACTAATATTTAGACTTATGAAACACAAAGCTAAACAAGTAACGGAACTAAAAGAGATAAATGGTTCTGTACACCTTGAATACACAGTAATTAAAAACGAGGTCCAGTATAGCACTTACTTAGAAAGGGTTTGTGAGTTAATGAATAATTGCGACCCAAATACTCCTGAAGGTGACGAATTAGAACTATTGGGTTTATTGATTAATGATTATGATAATAGAGTTCATCCAATACCTGAATTAAACAGATGGGATAGATTAATGTTTTGGTTGAAAATTTATAAAAAATAAAGGATATGAACGCGAAAGAACTAACAATAAAACTTTAACCTATGAAGTACACATTGAAAGAAAACGAGAAAATAACAATCGAAATCGTAAACGGTTGCGTAGTATTTACCACAGAAGAGAAGGAAAAAGAGAAGGAAAAAGAGCCGTTTTTTGTTAATTCTCACGGGAGTAAATTTTATGATGGTGACAAAGTTTATTGGGTAGTGAAAATAAACCTACAAATACACAGTCATGTACCGAACGGTGACGAGGGTATTAATTACAAGGGAACGAAGTATTGCTCTGAATATCTGACCAAAGAACAAGCCGAGCAATATGTAAAAGATAATCGTGTTTGAATCGATGGGATTTTTTCACAAATTAAAAGATTTAGATGTAGGAGAAAAATTAATATTTTAATATATCGAATTAATATATTACCTTTAGGCATTCATAAGTTTTAGGTGTTATACTAGATTCGTTAAATTGTTTTAGGTTTGTGCCCCGTTCATTCATTTGAGCGGGGTTTTTGCGTTCCGACACTACGGGTTAAGTTTTTGTTTTGTCATTGTAAATTTGTTAGACTTGTAACAAATATTCGAATATGGCAGATAAAAAGAAAAGCAAACAGATATTTCTTAACTACCCAATAGACAATTGGGAGGCCGATTGGATGCAATTCTCGATTGAGAACTCATCCGAGAAGCAAGTCGATTTATTTATCTCTTCGGTTGGAGGCTCGGTAAATGCAGGGCTTCGAATGGCGGCATATATTCAAGCTGTAAATGCTCAGGGCGATAGGCAGATCGATACTCACAACCTTTCAAACGCCGACTCAATTGCAACAGCTATATTCTTGGCACCTCCTTCTAAACAGCGTCATATACTAGAGCATTCGACCATGTTTATACATGAGCCTCGTTTAATGTTTGATACAGATATTACAGAGGAAAAAGCAGAGAAAACAGCGGAAAAATTAGCAATGCAGAAAGAACGGCTTGCTGATTTCTATGTTAAAAATATTGAAAATCTCACCAAAGATGAGGCGTTTTCGCTTATGGCCGGGGAGGTAGATTTAACCGCGACAATGATGCTCGAAAAGAAAATCGTTCAGAATATTTCTGATAACTTCGAGATAGCTGCGATAAGAGCAGATAAAAATTTTATTAATCAAAATAAAAATCAAATGGCTTTATTTGGAAACAAAAAAGACGACAAGCAAGAAACTATTAACATGGTGGCTCTTGCGGATGGTAAAACAACCTTGGCTTTTGCCGGTGAACTTGCCGAAGGAGTTGAAATGTCAAAAGTTGGTGAGGTCGCAAACCTTAAAGGTGAGCATTTAACCAATGATAACCGCAAATTAGTGGTTGACGAGAACAACAAAATCGTTTCAATTGAAAATATTGAAGCAAGTACCGAACAATTCGACGCAGCTTCATTCGCTGATCAAATGGCTCAGGCTATTGTTGATTCCGAAGAACGCATGGCTACTAAATTCGCGGACATGCTTAAAAACATGAAACTTGGAGATCACAGACCGGGTAAAAACGACGGGCCAAAGAACGAGAGACCGTCAGAGGTAAACGATCAAGTTTCTGCTCGTAAAACAGTGAGAGAACTTGTCGCGGTGAAAATCGATGTTGAGAAAGCTCGTAAAAATCAGTAAAAATTAAAAAAGATAAATATTATGGCTGTTACTATTACAAGTTCAGATTACAACGGTGATTTTTTAGGTTTTTTATACTTAGTCCTAAGTATTGGAAATGAAATCGCTGAAAAAGGTGCCGCGAGAATGCTCGAAGGTATCGCGAAAAAACGCGCTCTTCCTAAGTTAAGCCAAACGGCTAACCCAATGAGAGCATATACAACAGGTGTTCCGACCTCGGAAACTGTTACCACTACATACTCTGAAAGGAGCCTAGCTCCAAATAAAATGACTCTTTACGAGACATTTATACCGGAGGATACTTTTGATATTTGGGAGAAATGGCACCCGCAAGGCGACTTGACGAACTTACGCCAAAACCCTGAGTTCATGGCCGATGTTATAGCAATGTATGCGAACGGAGCGGGTAATCAATTCAGTGCTTTATTCTGGCAAGGTGATAAATCCTTAGGAGCCTCAAATCCTCTTGGATACATCGATGGTATTATTACACGCCTTAAAACAGATGTAAACGCGATCGCAGTCACTCCGGCCGGTGCTATCACTAAAGGAAATATTGTTGAGAGACTTGAAGAGGTTTGGCAAGCAATCCCGGATAAATTTTTGGAAGACCCGCGCTATATTATCAACTTGAGTACTCAGGACTGGAAATTATTACAGATTTACAATAATGATGCGAAGAAAACCACTGTAGGTGTTCTAACTCAAGGCGTTGAAAGTTTATTCTTAAACAATAGAATTGTTCATTATAGCAACTTGCCTAAAGATCACATTGTAGCTGCGTTATCTGATCCGAACTCAGACGAATCGAATTTGTTTACGGGTGCTTATGTTGGCCTTGATGGTGAAAATCCTAATATTGACAAAGTGGATAATCACAGTAAAGAGTGGGCAACTCGTATCGATTGGGCTTTAGATGTGAATTATCGTGAGCCGAGTGAAATTGTTTTTTACGAACCAGTTTAAACGGAAGGAGACAAAATGAGTAGTCCAGTAGATAAAGGCATCTTATTCGATGGTATCAATATTCAAGAGGGGGGAGTCCAAGAGGAGGTCGTTATCCTCCCTTATGAAGTGTGGAAACGTGCAACTGTCAGTGTTGACGGGACGACAAAAGAGATAACTGGCATAGTCTTGACAAAGACGGGTGATGTTGGTTTTAAATGGCAAGTACCGAAGGGTTCTAATATCCTTCCGACTCATGCTCTTAGAACTCAAGACGGGGCGGACGGTTACGACCATTCAATTGAAATGAGATTGCAAACAATCGAGCAATTGGATCAAGATAATATATCTAAAATTCGATTTAATAAGGTTGTTGTGATTCCTATTCTTACAGATGGGCGTAAATACTTAGTTGGAGGAGGTGTAAATCCAACCCCTGAAGCTGTCGGGGTTGGTCTTAGATTAACAGAGGATGATGGTTCCATTTCTGACGCTGCAACGGGCGGCACATCGCATTTTATTGCGGCTACTGACCCCAACCAATCAGCGGAAATAAACAAGCCGCATTTGATTGCTAAGACGTTCGACGTAGAGACACTACTAACGCCTGTAGCTTAATTTTTTGCTAAAAAGTATAATTATGTATATCTTAGTAGACGAAACTAAGGCAACAGGATACAAAGGAAAAAGGTTGTCAAATGACAACCTTTCTTCGTTTCCTGAAGAAGTCCTAGAAATCTGGGAGCGTGCCGGAATTATAAAAAAAGTTGTAAAATCTAAATCAAAAAAAGATGACGGAACCACTTAAAAAGAGTGAAAAAGCTTTGAAGAAAGAGGAAGAAGCTAAGGCGAAAGAAGCTAAAGCGGCAGAAGCTAAAGCGGCAGAAGCTAAAGCGGCAGAAGCTAAAGCGAAAGAAACTAAAGCGAAAGAAACTAAGGTTGAAATGACTCCCGAAGCAATTCAGGCAATGGTTGATAAAGGCGTTAAAGCGGGCCTAGCAGCTAAAGAGAAGAAAGAGGAAGAAGCTAAGGCAGCTATCAAGAGCAAAATCGATTCGTCGAATGCTGTTGCTGAATACGAGCAATTCACAGAATTATACTTTACATCTCTTCGCGAGGGTGTTGCTTTAAAAGACGGGCCGAAAGAGAAACTCGAAACTCTTAAAAAGAAGATAAAAGAACGCAAAGGCCACATGCCAAAACGTACACGATCGGTTCATATGGGTGCGGGAAACGGTGTAATTCGTATCGCTGAAGGTTACCCAGTACCGGAAGAACTTTATCAAAGATTTGTTGAAAAAGGGAATGCGGATGTGTATTTCGAATAAAAGCAAATTGATATAAAATAAAAACCCTCACCTATTAAAGTGAGGGTTTTTTGTTTCGGAAAGCCTCCGGAATCGATTAAGCTCATATCTACTTTTTTAAATTTCTTAGTTTTTCAGCTTCGTTCATCTTCTTTCTATTTTGATGTTCTGCTATCTTAGCCATAGAAATAGCAATTGCCACTACACCTATAAATCCTAGTAATATAATTAGTCTTGGTTCCATTAGTTCAAGTTTATCTTAATTATTAATTAGTTTGTTTGAATATCCAAATATAAAACAAATGTTTTAAATAATATAATAAATTATATCATTTTGTAATATATATTACAAAATAAGCTTTTTTTGTTATTTCATTTGAATTCCTTAAATTTGTTAAAAAATATATTATGGGCCAAAATCACGAAGGATCACTAGAACACATGGATAAACCTTCAGAAATGAAAGTCGCCGTAAATTCAATGCAGAGAACGGCATTTGTGCAGCGTATGGCTAGACCTGAACAAACGAGGCTCTCACGTAAAGAGATTATTCAATATGATATAGATAACCTTTACCCTAATAAGGCAAAATCCATAGCTGAAAGGTCCGTCACGACAATGGCCTCAATTGGTGTATTATCTTCCTTTATATATGGAGCCGGTTTTATCGATGACGACTTAAACGAACTTGTGGTTAATGAAGACGGGCAGACATTAGTCGATATTCACGAAATAACCGCAGATGACGAAGCTCTATTTAACGGCTATGCTATCCACGTTAATTATAATGTATTAGGCCAGATAATCGAGCTGAACGAAATTTCTTTTGAATTATTGCGATGGAATTATGACCAAAGCAGAGTTTTTTGGTGTAAAGACTGGACAAAAGCAAGGTTTAGCGGCAAGAATAAAAATGTAGTTGAATATTTTCCTTTTGATCCTGAAAAGGTAGGCGATCAAATTGACAGCTTAGAAGAAAACGAAGAATTCAACGGGCAAATTATATATTGGGTGCCTAGAAAAAAGGACATATATACCCTTTGCCGTTTCGACGCCGCTATGGAGGATGCACAATTCCAAGCAGAAAGTAAACTTTGGAAACTTTCTAATATCCAGAACGGTTACGCTGCAAATTACGTACTTTTTTATCCGGCTCAAATTGAGTCAGGCCTCGAAAAAGCGGGCTTGATAAAAGATGTGAAAGGGGCTAGTGGTTCGGCGAATGCAGGGAGAACAAACGCTATACCGGTTAATGCCTCAGCTATGGAAGCTCTAAAAGGCCGTAATGTAATAGAAGAAATTCCCCGTACAGGTGTAGATAAATTATTTACAAAGCAAAACGAAGAAGCGAAAGCCGATATATATACAATGTTTCAACAGCCGCCAATTCTTTCGGGAACAACGAAGGACGGAGGATTTTCGAAAGATGAATATGTAGACGCGTTTGATACGTATAATACTTTCACTGAAAAAAATAGAAGCAGAAAGGAAAGGATTTTCCAAAAGATTTTAGATTTCTCTGTTTGGGGGAGTAAGAAAGTCGAGATTAAACCAAAACAATTTATTATTCACAGGGAAAAAGACGAAACGGAAATAACGCCCGAAGAGACGAAAAAAACCGAAGTAATTGAGGAGGAAACCAATGAGTAAAAAAATAATCCTTACAAGAGACGATGCGAAAGTGTATATTGATATCTCGGGCAATTATAATACTGCTAGGTTTAATATTTTCGCTTTAAGAGTACAGGAACAGCAATTACGCGAGCTTTTGGGCGATCCTTTATATAATTTACTCTATACTGATTTAGACGCAAATGGAGTGCCGCAAAATGAGCCATATATTAAGCTTGTGAACGGTAAAACATACGATTATAATGGTGATACAATTGAGTATTACGGATTAAAGCCCTTCCTTGCATTTCATTGGGCGGCTATTAATTCACGCGAGGGGGATAGTTTCGCCTCTAATTACGGAAATGTGAATTACGACGCTAATCCCCAAGATAACATGACGAGGCAAAGTACGGCGAACTTAAACGCTTTAAACGCTTCTTATATGAAATCGGTTACAAGTTATAGAAACAATATTGTACAATACTTAAATGATAACGAGGCTGATTTCCCGAATTGGATCGGCAAAAAAGAAAATAAAAGTAAAACAGGTTTTAATAGCTTCCACATTTGAGCGAATTAATTGAAAATACTGAAAAAGAGGTCGAGTTGTTTAATTTCGAAATAAAGGCTACAATGTCCATTCGAAATCTGGATTCATCCGGTGCCGCTTCCGATTCGTTAAGAGTTGAAAGCGATTCCAATTCAGTAACTTCAAAAGGCGTTTTCTACCTTGAATACTTAAATCGAGGGCGGCCTCCGGGAAAATTTCCTCCAATGGCAGCAATTGAAAGATGGGTAATTGAAAAGGGTTTGGATATACCTCCTTTTTTAGTGGCTCGAAAAATCGCAAGAGAAGGGACCACGATCTATAAGAACAGGTCCAAAGGCTTGCAGTTAGAGCCTAAAATCGAAGCCTTACAAAAAACAATTTCAGAAAACGCGCCGAAATGGGCCAAAAACGATTTACTTTTACAGATAAAGGAAATGAATTCACAGATAATTAAAAATATTTGATATGGCAAACGCAGATAGATGGGGAGTTTCGGGAAGCGCAAGAATGATTGCAGACGATAACACCACTAATTTTAATGGAGATTATTCTGTAATACCTAAAATTGCTAGGCTTAAACCACCTGACACAGAAATATGGATTCTTTACCACAATTCTGTCCAAATAGAAGACGGTGGAATTGGTACTGGAAAATATGGTGGTATTACATCTCTTACAAATGGCATTTCTATAACCAGTAAAAAAAATGGAGTTTATAGAGATGTAACGCGTGGCGTAACTATTAAAACAACGGCTCAATGGCTTGATATATTCCAACAAGGGCAAATATTCAATTTTGGTGCTGGTGATGATTTTTGGAGCGCGTTCATAAATATTCCTTTAGGTGCGTTTATTCTCGACGGTAAGCAAGGGGATGAATTGTTTTTTACTCTAAATGATGATTTTAGAGGTATTACAAGACACACTTTCGGGGCTAACATTTTAGTAAAGAAGCAATAAACATGGCTTTAACTCTCATAAACACCCCAGTTGTAACGGAAGGAGGGATTGTAAAAAATCTTTTCGCGGGTTTTTTACCTGTCGTTTTCCAATTTAAACGGGAAGACTTGCAAATAGTTTCAATCGGCTTGGGTGTTGGTGATAATATAAGATTGACTATTGCTGAGGATTTAACCAGTGAGTTAAGTGTCGGCGATTCGCTATATCTTGACGCGACAGGGGTCGCAGGGTACAGATACGAAAACAGCGGAAGAGTGACGGCAATCACATCCACAACAATCGATTTAGACATTATTTTCGTAGAGAACGCAGCGACAGGATATATTAACTATTTAAAAAATTGGTTCATAGAGGCTGAACTTGTTGGAAGCGATAACCAAGCAATTAAAATCCTTCCTTTTTCACTTAAAGACGACGGGGATTTGGCAGGGAATATAAGCCTTGATGTATCGACAGGAAACGACAGGAACGATAATATTTTCGAGTTTATTTCTGATGAGATAGAAGGAGCAAGAGTCGCCTTTAAGATGCAATATAAACAGGTTTATAGCGGTTCAAGCGAACCTTTCACGTTGATAGGTGACGAAATTATTTTAGTGTACGCAACAGAGCAGCCAGAACATGAAAGTTTTTTAAACTCTTTGGATGAGGCAGTATTTTATCAAGGTTATCCATTCGGGGCAATCTTGGCACATTCGAAACAAAACAGCACCGATCAAGGTTTAAATATCAAGTATGATGAACTCGATATTAATAAGGTTGATTTAACCACTGATAACCCTATTATAAACTTGGATAGCAATAAACAAGGGTTTATTTTTGCAAATATTGATAAAACAACCGTGTGGAATTCATCAACAGAATATATAAGAATAAAAGCGGATTATTCGGGATTGGCGCAATATAATCCATTGCAGTACAACCCCTCACAATATAAAACAACTTAGTTATGGCAGATAAAAACACAACAGAATTAGACGCGTTGATCGATCTTTGGGCCCCTTTGCTCGATTTAGAATTAACACACAAACCCAACTTAAAAGAATTTATAGCTAATTGCGTGTTAAAAAAAGATGTATCCGTGGGCGATGTTTCTTCAGCCCCTACGAAATCAATTGATTTCACTGGGATTGATTATATTTTTCTCACTCAAACAGGTGATGTCTCTTATTCCTTTTCAGGCATAAATCACGGGAATATAAAATACTTGAAAATAACTAAGGGCCACACTAATACCGTGACCTTTACGGGGGCAATAGATAATTCAATTCGTAAATCGTATATAAATACAGGCGTCGAGGATATTATTTACAGGATAACCAATAAAGATGGTGACATATTTCTCGAATCTATTAATATAGACAACGAAGTATCTCCATTGCTGACTAAAATCATAGAAATCGGCGATTGGGATATAGATAATGCGGGAGCTGTCCCCAAATTAGTGGCCCACGGATTGACTTTCTCAAAAATAAGAGGGCTTCAGTGTACTATTCGCACAGATGCAGATGATAAATACAGTGATTTAGCAAGCGGATTTTCTGCTTCCGGATCAGCTGAATGTATTTTCGCAGATGATATGAATGTGTCTATAAGAGCTGATTTGAACGGTCCTTTTGATAACATTAATTATAATTCGACATCGTATAATAGAGGATGGATAAAAATTGATTATTTGCCATAATGATCTGGAAAAATAAATATATACCATTCAAAGGCTTCAAAGCAATGGCAATATGGCCTATTATCTTTGTCCGCAAGGATAAGGCAATAACCGATATTGATTTGAATCATGAGCGAATTCATTTCAGACAGCAAATTGAACTGCTTTTAATCGGTTTTTATGTGGTTTATTTGCTTGAATTCTTGTTAAAATGGTATTTATTGAAAGATAAAAAACAGGCTTATAAAAACATATCATTCGAAAAAGAAGCGTACAACAATGAAGCGGATAAAAATTATTTAACCAATCGAAAATTATTCGGACAATGGCGGCAATAACTTCACAGATATACAAGAAAGTGATACCAGAAAGCGAAAATGATTCCAACTATGAAGAGTTCGAGTTTTTGCTCGGATGGTATGGCCGCGACGGTCAATTCATTGTAAAAATGTTTACCGATTGGGAAGTTGAAAACGATGTGAGTACGTCGTTTATTAACCGCTCTGATGCCGCCAAACTTAAAAACATTATTGGCTCCAAAGAAAATAACCGCCTTATTGAGGCCGAAGATTTAACCTTGAATGATCTGGAGGTGTATTCATCTATTTTCGAAGCAACGAAGATAATTCGAATCAGAAAAGACGGCTCAGTTGAGAGAATTGGCCTCGGGAAGAATCGCCTTAGCTACAGGCAAACAGATGGAAGATATAATTTGCCTATTGAAATCATTCTCCCTGAGGGGGCTTTGGCTCAGTAATTTTATCCTTATGAACTACTCTCTTGTGGTTGCCGTATTTTCTTTTTAACCTGACTAAATTACCTTTATTATCGAATACGCAATCAGCAAGGTTTATTATGTATATAGTTTTTAATTCACTCATAACAATCAATTTTTAACCTGTTTAAACCCAAGCACCCAACAGTCAAAAGTGATCGAAACGACGTAAAACTCGAAAATTCGGTCACCGTTGATTTCCTTAACTTGGATCATTTTAAACTTATCATGTCCTGAATCTAGCTGCTCGAACTCTGTTTCGTGGTGGCGATTTGCTATTACTGCCCAATCAAGGGAGTTTTCAAGGACATTGTAAAAGTCCACCCCAAAGGCTTTGAGAAGCTTGTCTCTATTTCTTAAAGCGTAACGCATTTCATTAATTTAAGTTTTAAAAATACTCCCGGCTTCGAAATAATAATAGCGTTTATATTAAAATACCGGGAGCTTTTACCGTGACTAATGGATTGAGTCGGGTTTGTAGTTTACTTTTTCATTAGTTAATGATTAAATGATTTGACTTAAATAAGAAGCTCAAAGATATAATAAAATATATCAATTTGCAAACTATAACGAATTAAAGTAAATTTGTTTATGAAAAAACTCGAAGTAAATGGAAAGGAGATCGATCTATCAACTCAATTAATCGCGCTTACTCGCCAAGTGATTGATCCAAGCTCACCAACAACGCGGCTGATCGGCATTTCAAATAAGTTTGAACTCCCTATAACTCAGAATAATAAAGAGGTTTTCGATTTTCCTTTTACATTGAATTCCGATAGTTTGAGTTTAGATAAAAATTACCCTGCTAAATACATCGATCAAACACCGATTTTTGATGGTATAGGATTTATCAGCGAATACAATAGAAATACTTTCTCATTTCAATTAGCCGACAAAACAAAAGATTTATTCGATAATTTAAAAGACGAAATAAAAAAACTTGGTTTCGATGATCAAGATATTATTTTCGATCAAACGAATTACGACACGCTTAAACTCCCTTCAAGTAGCCGCCTTTGGATTTGGCCAATTGTTTCGATGCACGAAGACAGGACTATCGATAAAAGCCGATTCACTGCCGGAAATGATGGTTTAAAATACTCGCGTCCTATGTTTTCGCTGAATTACTTATTAAATTCTTTGGTAAATAATCAGGGATGGACGTTCGAAAACGATCAGGATTTAAGCGAAAGCGTTTGTATTTCTGCAAATCATACCAAATTTTACGTGACTAGCTATCAAAAAACAATTAATGAAGCTTTGGTTTTGTCTGGTTCTCAACATTTAACAGGATTAAATACAGTAGATTTCAATAAGGGGAATGTTTTAGATTCCACAACTATAAATATTGGAGGAACAAAGCAAAAATTTCGTTTGCGCGGTGAAATTGAAGCAGATTCGCAAGTAAGAATTAAGATAAAAGGAACTGAAAGCGTCACATTAAAAGAAACTGTTCAGGAATTTATAGTTGATTCCTCACAAACAGAAATTGATCTCACATCGAAAGATTTTTCAAGCTCTACGAACGACATTGCGATCGAAGTATTAATAGAAGGGAATGGGAATTTCGAATTCAAAAACACTCTATTATATACTATAATTGAAGAACAGGACTTCGGTGATTTAGCAGCAAACCCGCTTTTAGATTATAAAGTAAAGGCTTATGATAATTTTCTTAAGATTTCGCAACTAGACTTGTTTAAATTAAGCGCAATTCTTACAAATTCGATTTATGAACCAGATTCATTCAAGAAAAACATTAAGATAAAATCGCTTAAAAACCTATCAAAATTGAATTCAGTTGACTGGTCGGACAAGTACGACCAAGACACTCGAACGGTGGGAAACATACTTACAAAAGCAGGGCAAAACAACGAGCTTGTTTATGATAACGACGATACAATTGATTCAAGCGTCGGGAAAGATACTTTTAAGATATTTAATGAGAGTTTTGAGGATGTGAAAGAGTATTTAAAAATCCCTTTTTCGGCCACTAATGATATAGAGTTAAACGGTTTTAGTATAGGCGATTTCGATATTTACAACGACACTAAGCGCGAAAACGATTTAAACCCACGGATTTTATATTTTTACAACGATTCGGCCCCCGGAACTTATACCCTTGGCAGATTCTTGGAGCTAGATTGGCGAAGTTTGAAAGCCAACTATTATAAAAATTGGTTCGATTCGTTATATAGAACTCGAGTTATTGAAGGGTGCGCAGACTTAAATAAACTCGATGTACTCGGTTTTGACTTTACGCAGCTTGTTTATATCGATAGTGAAAAATCTTACTTCTTCGTTCTTATTATCGAAGATTATATACCGGGACAGAAAACAAAAATTAAATTACTAAAATTCCTATAATGGCAGACGAGGAGAAAATAATTGTAAGCGTTGAATATGATACACGAGAAGCTGAAAAAAATGTTGAATCTTTAACGGCTTCAATTGTTAATTTAGAAGACCAAAACAGGGACTTGGCGACCCAACAAAAAGCTATTCAAAAGGAGTTAAGGAAAACGGACGGTGAACTACAAAAGGAGGGCAAAACACGCCGCGAGCTATCGAAGCAACTTACTTCTAATGCTCAGGCTATAGAGGTAAATAAAAACTTTCTACAGAAAGAAAAGAAAGAGCGTAAGGATAGTATTAAGTTAATATCTACTGAAAAAGGTTCTCGAAACCAATTGACTCAAACTATATCCAAGCTTATAAAAGAACGTAACGCGCTCGGCACATCTACACAGGAGGAAATTGACAAAAGCGAAGAATTAAGAAAGAGAATTGATAAACTTAATGAACAATTGGTCGAAGGTTCAACAGTTACCGAAAAAAACAAGCTTTCCGTTGGTGGTTATACTGAGGCAATCAAAGAAGCTCTTGGAGAAACAAGTTTATTCGGCGGGGCAATATCAACCGCGAGAGGGTTCCAAGAGAAATTTAATGCTATTGTCTCCGCTTCAGGAAAAGCATTCCAAGCGCAAGCACAAGGCGTAAGCACAGGAACGAAAGCACTCAAATTATTTAAAATCGCTCTTATATCAACTGGTATCGGTGCTATTGTTGTTGCTTTAGGATTGTTAATCGCTGCATTCTCAAAGTTTGAACCAGTCGTCGACGCTGTGAGCATAGCTTTAAAACAAATTGGTTCGGTTATACAGGTTATTGTCGGCCGAATAATACGCCTAAAAGAAGCTTTTGGAAAGCTTTTAGGTGGTGACATTCAAGGGGCTTTAAAAGCAACAGGAGAAGCGTTCGCGGGAATGGGAGATGAAATAAAAAAGACTTTCAAAGAAGTCGGAGCAATTGAAAAATTAAGGATTGAAATTGAAAAACTTAATATTTCCACTACTACAACGTTGGCCAGTTTAGAGAAACAGACGGCGATATTTCAAGCCATTGCCGGAGATTCTACACGAAGCTTTAAAGAGCTTGCTGAAGCTAATGAAAACGCCCGTAAAACAGAAGAGGCAACCGCCAAAATTAGAGTTGAATTAGCTGAAAAAAATCTCGAACTTATAACAAGGGAGAATGATTTAAAACGCGAACAAAACCAACTCACAAGAGAAGAGGCTAAAACCGAAGCAGACGCACAGGCGGCGGTTATTAAAGCCCATGAAGAAGCTCAAGTAGCTTTTATTGAAAACGAAAAAGAGCGTCGCCAAATCGTACAGGATAGACTTGAAAAGGATTTGGATATTTTAATCGACGGTTTTGATAATACAAAAACTATTAACGATAGGATTGTAGACAATGACAAGGAAAATATAGGTAAACGAATTGAAGCCCTCGGAATTGTAGAAAATGAGAGTCAAAAGTCTTACGATAAGCAGTTAGAAATAATTGAACAATTCGCGGGGAAGGCTATAGACGCGCAAAGCTTACTTGATGAAACAAACGCCGTTTCATTAAATGAGCGAATACGCGCCCTTGGTTTATCTGAAATTATTGAAGGCCGTTTGTTGGAGATAATCCGCGAACGCAGGATAGTTGAGGCTGAACTTGTAGAAAGTCAAAAGACAATAAACCAAGGTTTAACAGACTTAAACGCTCAATTATTGACTGATTTAGAAGCCAACGAAGAAGCCTTTTTGGAATCCCAAGGCGAATTCCTCGACCAAGAAATTGAGCAAACTACTGTAGCTTTAGAGGCTCAGACAGACGCAAGAGTCGCGCAAGCGGATAAAGAATTGGAAATAGAGCAAAACAAAGCGAATCGCCGGCGTGACATAATAGCCTCAAGCTTTGCAGTGGCTCAAGATTTGGCCCAATCATTTTTCGCCCTACAGAATGCCACAAGGGACGCGCAAGAAAGAAGAGAACTTGAGGCAGCGGGGGAAAACGAAAATAAAAAAGAAGCTATCCGAAAGAAATTCTCGAAGCAGAAGAAAAAAGACGCTATAAAACAAGCTTTTATAAATACTGCTCTTGCTATCGGTAACGCTCTTGCGACTGTTATTCCATTTTATCCAAATGCTTTACTTGCCGCAGGTGTCGCGGGTGTTAAAGGGGGGCTAGAAGTTGCCACAATTAAAAAGCAACAATTCGGAAAAGGTGGCCAAGTTCCAATCGCTAAGAACGGGGCCAGCTTCGGTACTTTTTCCGGACCTTCTCACGCAGGCGGTGGGATTGACTTGTTTACTGGAACGGGCGAACATGTGGCAAACGTCGAAGGAAGAGAAAATTTTTATGTAGTTAAAAAAGAGGCTTCAGACTATATTAATTCATTGAGCGATATAAATCAACGTTTCGGGGGTGTTCCGCTGCAAGGAAGTAAGACTTTTAAAATGCAAGACGGAGGAACGGTAAGCCCTGCCGCAGCCACTCAAGACGTAAGCGAAATCACAAGACAGGTTGCAGCGAGTTTGCCTCCAATTGTGGTACAAGTACAAGATATTAAAACAGGCATCTCAGATGTTGATAACGTCACGAACGTAGGTGTAATATAAAAAAAAGGGGGCGTTAAAACGCCCCTTTGGTATTTTCAAGGCCGTTATAAAGAATTACAGCTCTCTTTTAAAAACTGTAATGCGTCTTCTAAGTTGTTAGTCCACAAAACATCATCATACCCATGTACTAAGTATTTTGCTTGAGCCCATTCATCACCGCCCCATTTTTCATATATTTCTATATCTAGTTTTGCAATCATAATTAAATCTTTATAACACTATTTTAAAATTTAGTGGCCGTTATAGCCCCTTTGCATTAGATTATGTGTTTCAAATAATCATCTTCAGTCAACACACCTTTTTGCTTTATTATTTCCAAAAGGAAATATAGCCCTGCGTTTTTACTATCATCATTTATTTCAGCGAGCATAACCCATCCATCAGATTCTTGATAAAGTATGTTAAAATCAAATTCCACCTTATCAGCTATTTCAGCTTCGACACTACCTATTGCACCACAATATTTAGATTGTGCATTGCGTAGTTTATTCATTAATCTCTTCATTTCTTATAATTTAAGCACACTTCGTTAATGTCTTTGTTATCCATACCCTCACACACTCCTATCATCATTTCTAGACAATCTTTAGGGTCTCGTGTTATACCAGCTAAATGCCAACCGTCTTTTTTGCTCCAGTCATAGCCATTATCATAATCCTTTTCTTTTGGGAATGGGAATACATCTCTTAATTTGGCTATCAATACATCAATTTCTCTAGTGTCTGCCATATCTCACATTATGTTTTTAAGCTTATATAATTACAAAGGTTATAATAAATTATATTAATTCACAATATTTAAGTATATTTTTTTATATTAATTTACATTTTCTTACCTTTGAATTATGCAAAGAGACGATAAACTATTGGATAAAAGAGCGAGATTCGTTCAGGCGGCAATTAAGGATAAATCTAAAGCGGCCAAAGATTTACGAGAAACAGCTTACTCGTTGGGATACGCTCGAAAAACTGAAGATGTAAAATTTGCACTATCTCAAATTCTATGTGTATCGGTTAAAACAATTGAACGAGATTTAAAAAGAAACCTTGACAAATGATAAAACTTAAAATTAACGGCGAAAAAAAAGAGATTCCAACGTCTTCGGAATTAACAGTAAATCAGTACGTCGAATTTATTTCCAGTGAAAAACAAAATATTGTATCTTATTTATCCGTAGTACTAGGGATTAACTACAAAGAGGCTTTTTTTTCTAAGGTCGGAAACAACGCTCTTTTAAAACGGATCGGAAAAGTTGAAGATTATTCAAAAATCAAACCATCGAAAAAGCTTGTATTTAAAGATAGCTCGTTTTTTTATGTTCCGGATGAAATTTCAACCGTTGGCCAAAGGTGGATGATAGAAGAGAACGCGCAAAAGATGGAACAAGAGGAATATTTTTGTTTTGTTTTGGCTGTCGGCTTGGCTTCTGATTCAATGGATTTTGGAAAAGTCAACGATTTGAAGGAAAAAATAATGAATGAGCCTTATTTATCTGTATTACCTACGGCTTTTTTTTTGCTCAAAAATTCGTTACTTGGCAAGAGCAGCGGCGTGAATTATTTCAGTCGGTTAATAGCATTGACCGCGATTCGGATATCAAAAAACAACTTGGTATCGATAAACTTTCCACATATCTAAATTACTACGAAATCCAGACTCTTAGTAAGTTGCTAAATAAGAGTGATGAGGAAATTTTTAGGATGAACGATGCTTATGTTACCAAAATTTTGATAGGGAACAAAGAAAGTATTAACTTTGAACAAAGGTATATTGAACATAAGAACAGAAAAAAATGAGCTTACCAAGTGATTTAAAGTTAGTTATCGAAACAAGATTCCCAACATCGGAAATCGTTTTTTCTTCATGGTTCTTAGCGAATCGAAATTCCCACGACTTGGACGAATCTAAACTAACCACCGCGGCTCCTTATATTATTATTTTCAATGATGCGGACAAAAACAAAGCTATTCAACCGAACGCGAACGTTTTATCCGACACATTGATTCAGGTTCAAATATTAGCTCAAGATACAAAGGACGCTAACTCCGAAGAGTCACAAATCATAATTGACGCGCTTGAGCCATTAGCGGATAATATAGCGGGAATTATTTACCGTAAAAACAATATAAGACTTGAGGGAGCTGAAACGTTTAGATATAAAGTAAAACCTATGTTTAAGAGGTATAACTCTATACTTACAGGCGTTCAGCTTGAGATAAGAGCTAAAGAAAATCAGTTAATTTCATTCTGTACCGAACCATGATAGAACAAGCGGGAATATATAGTATTGAACTGATTGAAAACAAAGATATTTCGATCTTTTATAATGGCTCAGCTATTTCCTCAATTTCTGGAAGCGGTCAAAGTATTGTTTTAAATAACGACCAAGAAATCCGTTTGAGCTTTACGCCCGAGAGAAGCAAGGGGAATAAAACGCTATTCTTGTATGAATTGAATTGTAAGATATATGATTTATCGAAGGGGACAAAATCTAAAATAAATAGCCTTAAAAAATCAATTTACGGATGGCTTGCAAAAGTTGAGTTTTACGATAAAAGCGAAAAGATAATTCTTTCTCCTCTCAAGTTTAAAGGAAGTAATATAAATAATAACATTTCGAATCATTACGCTGTTGATATGGTTAATCCTGTTTTTGGTCAAAAAATGGTTGATTTTGGGGTAGTGGATCAAGTGTGGGTATTGGAAACTGGGGTTTGGAATAGTTCAGGATTTTGGCTACCTAGTGGAATTTGGAACGCTTAAATATATATATATTATGACAAAGATAATACCAATAATTGATAACGTAACCACAGGAGCGGAGGCTTCGGATAGGTTAAATGAAGCTATTAAAGATGTTGAAGGGGAGATTTCAGGCATAAATTCACCGGCTTTCGAAAATACATTAACAAAAATTTTCGCTTCCTCGGTTAATTTGGACCTATCCGCAAGACTTAACCACTCTATAGAGATAACCGGTGATATAACCATTGATGCGTCAAACCTTGCTGATGGGCAAACTATTTTAATTGAATGCACTATTAACACGGCTACACCCCCAACAATAACCTTGGCGGCTAAATTCAAAGCACTTGACGACGGTGTGTCGGCTCCAAGTGCCATTGGGGATGTGTTTTATATCATCGGCTTTGTAGATGGTACAAATATAAATTATGATATCAGAACTAAAACAGCTTAATCATGAGACTAGCATATAAAAACGATACGGTTATAACTATTAGAGAGTGTAAATCGATTCCTAGTATTGGTATTTTATCTTTTGGAGTCAAGCTTGATTGGGAAAAACTAAACGAAAACAACTATTTCGAAGTTTCCGATAATCCTGTTTATGATCCTGTAACACAATATCTAGGAGCTTATAAATTAATCGAAAACAAAGCGGTTAGGCAAGTTATTAATAAGACTTTTGTAACGCTTGAGGAAGAGAAAGCAAAGAAGATTAAGCAACTAAACGAACATTATCAGCAGATTATTCATGATGAGGTTTATCCATGGGGAGAACGTGCAGCTTTTGGCGATGTAGTACCTCAAGAAATACAGGATTTACGTAATAACTTACGCACTGAATGCAACACAAAAGAAGCCGAAATAAACGCTTTAGCAGAATTACGGGAGGTTGTGAGTTATGGGTGGTAGAGCATTACTTTTATTAAAAAAGTCTAAATCATTGCCAATACCTACCAATGGATTGAAATTCTGGGGACATTCACAAGATATACTAGCATCTGGTTCAGACGTCACACAAATAAACGATTTGTCAGGCAATAATAACCATGTGACTAGATTAATAGGGTCTGTATTCGCTCAACTAATCGCAAATGAATTAAATAGTTACCCTGCAATTGAGTTCAGCTTATCGGACGATCTAGTATATAGGTCTGATGTTAAAATAGGTAACTCTGATGAGGTTTCTTTTATAGGTGTTTACAAAACTATATCAGGGTCTTACAGGCCGCTTGGTATTGGTAGTATTAGAGCTGATAGTAATAACTTTAATATAATCCAAGCCAACGACAATAGCCTCAGATTTGATAACGGGTCAATACTTGGAAGTTTATCTTTCCCCTCGAATACTTATTTTGTGAGATCGACAGTTTATAAACAGGACGTAAGCGCGATTGACCAATACAATGATTCTAATAATATCAATGTTACAGGGGCAACGCCAGATATTAACGACGGAAGCGTAGTATTAAATGCAGGGTCGGGGGCTATCGCATGTAAATATATAGAAATGATTGCTTACAATCGAATAATAAGTAGTCAAGAATTAAACCAGATACTCGCTTATTTATATTCTAAGTACAATATAACACCTTAATATATAAATTATGAAAAAACAAACATTTTTAATGCAGCAAGACCACCCACCTCCACCACCAACAGAGGTCCAGAATAGAATTTTTACACTAAATATATAAATTATGCAAAATCAATTTAAAGAGTACAATTGCCCGGATCATCCACCACCACCACCAACAGGGCCCAAAAATCCGATAAGCGATGAGGACACAGGTATTGAAAGCAACGGGTAGATTATTTTCTATAACTTTAATAGCATACCTTCTATGGGTGTGCTATTATCGTTTGTTCGGTAATTACGAAAATTCAACACATTCGGCTATTTATTATGGAATGGAAAGTTTTTCGTACATCGTTATATTGGCGCGCATTATTTATATTGAAAAATACCCTATTATATTAAAATCAACCAAACATTTGTTATGGGTTGTAGGGATTTTCAAAATATTTCAAGGAATTTTTAGGGCTGTTAGTTTCACTGATTTCGGCTATAGTCATTTTGTTACAAACGAAAATATTATTTTTGCTCTCATTGGGGTGTTGTTAATATTCGTTTTACTCGTTATATTTGTCTTACAAGAATTTAGAAAATGACAAAAACGCAAAAAGACAGAGCGATTCTATGGAGTAGCAACCTAGCAATTGCCGTAATAAGTGGACTAATTGTATTATTTTTTAATACAAACGATCTTGACGCGCGAGAATTAAATAGAATAATTGAAAGCAAAGCCGATAAAACAGAACTAGAAAAACACGAAGCGGCCAATATTAGAGAGATAGATCGGATAAGGGTGGAGCTGAACAAAAAGGCCAACAAGGAAGTTGTTCAAATGATTTACCAAGACCTCACGACTATAAAAACAGATATTAAAAAGCTTTTAGAGGAAAAAAATGGAGGGTAAAAAATGGAATTCAAAGAAACCTTTTACAATGGTAATAAATCAAAAGGGCGTATAATTCAACCGACAGGAGTCGGGTTGCATCATTTCGCTTTACCATTAGAAGATTTGCTCTTAATGTCGACCCAAAATTCTGGAGTGCTATCTTGTGGTACGAAATTTAAACACGGGATTTCGTACCATTGTGCTATAGAGGAAGACGGAACACGACATATTTTCGGCAAAGATACAGATAGGATGTGGCATGCAGGCGAATCGATTTTTAAAGGCATAAAGGATTGTAATAGCTTTCTTTTGGGGGTTGCTTTTTTAGGAGATACGAACAAAAAGCCTTTAACATTCGAGCAAATAACCTCTTTTATTGAATGGTTTATACCTCGTATGATCGAACACTATATAAAAAAAGATTGGATAACCGATCATAGAACTATTGCCCCAAGTCGTAAAGTTGATTTAAACCCGATTGAATTAAACAGAATTTTAGTTGCAACAGAAAATTTGTGGAGATGAAAGAAATTGTAAAAAAAATATTCGGGGAAAACGGAACTCTTAATAAGGTAACCGCAATTGTTAATAAATCAGTCACAGACAAAGACGCTAGAAACGATATTGTCTTTGCTGTCTATTCTATTATGATGCAGTCACAAGTAGCAAAGTATGTTCGCGCTTTAATATCAATTATCACTCTAATTGGCTGCATGTTTTTTGGTGATAAACTAACAATCGATGCAGAGACTCAAAAATACTTATTAATTACTATATTTGGCTTCTATTTCGCCGACTACGTAAAAAGCATGTTCGGTAAAAAATAACTTTCTTCTTAATTTATCACCAACAATAAAGGCTCTTGCAGAAATGTAAGAGCCTTTTTTATTATAATAAATTATGCTAGTATGAATATAATTTATTATATTTGTCTAAACAAAATTTTAAAATTATGCCAAATAAACCAGAAGTAAGCAAGATTCCAGAGATTGTAAAAGCTAACGAGTTTCTTGTTAATGAAGTAAAGGAACGCAATATTAAAGATATTGATTTGCAAAACGCTACAGGAGTGGCCAAAACAAATTATAACTCATGGAGGCACGGCCGATTAATTTATGGCTTTGAGAAGCTTTCGGAGATAGCCGAAGTTTTGGGAATCCCTATGTCGATTGAATTTAAGTAAACGAATTTAATACAAAACCTAATATTATGAGTGAAAAATTAACGCATTGGAAAAAGACAGTCGATAAAGATTGGATCGGGACGTACATCCTCCCAGAAGAAAAGCCGATCGTAGTTAAATTATTACGAGTAGAGCTAAAAAAAGTAGAAGTAAAAGGAATCCTTGGTGAGTATAAAGTCGCGTATTTTGACAAAAACAAATGGTTTGATAAGCCTATGTTGATGACTTCCAATAAGAACCTTGATCGAATTGCTAAACTATCCGGAACCCCGTACATTGAAAGGTGGAAGAACTTAAACATGTGGGTAACTCTTCAACAAGAAATGGATCAGGCTTTCGGTGGCGGCAAAGACTGGGCTTTAAGGATTGCCTCAAACCCTCCACAAGTTAAAACTATTGAAGACTTCCCTAAGGAGAAAGGATTGCTTCTCAATTGTAAAGACTTGGAAGAGCTTAAAACGGTTTTTACTAGCTTGGCACCGGAATTAAAAGCATTGTTTAACGATTTTAAAAATAACCTAAAAACACAATTTGATGAAAATTCTTAATTTTAAACAAGGCTCGGAAGAGTGGGCGCAACACAAAATAGGAAGGATAGGCGGGACGCGTATTTCTCAGATAGTTACAAAAGTTAAATTGGATTTATCGAAAAGTTCAACTGATTTGGTTTTAAAGCTTGTCGACGAACGTATAACGGGCTTGAGTTCCGAACCCTTTTCCGGGAACGCTGCAACTGATCGAGGAAATGAATTAGAACCTTGGGCGCGTGAGGCATACATCAAGAAAACAGGCACCAAAATAATTGAACATGGTTTCTGGGAATCGGATTTAAACCCTTTGCACGGTTGTTCCCCGGATGGAGCGACCGAAGACTTAAAAGGAGCTATTGAAATTAAATGCATAGGCTATAAGCATCTTAAATACTGTTCCGATAAATTCCCAGATTCAATTTATTTGGATCATAAAACACAGATTTTAAATTATTTTTGCGTAAATGAAAAGCTCGAATGGCTTGATACCGTTTCTTATCGCCCTGAATTCTGGCCCTGTCCGCTGCATATTGAGCGAATCGAGCGAAAGGATATTAAGGAAGATATCGAAAAAATAAACAAAGCTGTCGCAGTTTTCTTTGAAGAATTCCAAAAGGTTTACGAATCATATAATTTTTAAAATGTCTCTCACTCTCTTATTAATCCCGATAATCTTAGCCCCTCTATATGTCGAGGGGCTAATTTTCATCCTGAATAAATACTTTCGGGATGACCTATCCAAAGCAGAAAAAGCGAAAATAAAAACACTCATTTAACCATGGGTGTTTTTTAGTTTAATACATTTTATTATATTTGTTGTGAATCAATACTTATACTATGATAAACGAAATTATTTTCGAGCTTCAGAAAAAAGCTATTTTGGAAGCCGAAATAAAACTCACGACAATTGACGATTTTAACCAAAGTTTTGAAATCGACATAAACGAAAATTTCTCAATTGAGTGCAAAGAGGTGGAGATTAAAAAAGAATTCACCTACACGGCTAAAATGTACTTCTTAAAAAGTACTCGATTTGTTTCTCCTTCATTTATGCTCGATGATATAAACGAAACATGTCTGAGCGATGAAACAGGATGGAATGAAAAGCTAAAAGACCCGAAAGAATCAGAGCTAAATAAAATATTAATACAAAAATTTAAATAATGTTCGGACTAATTAAAGATTTATTGCTAAATAGAAGTTTAAACGACCCTCAGTGGCTACAAAATCAGATCGGGAAACCATTTAAAAGGCCCGGAAAAAGAGGTATAAAAAGACTTGAGAAAACCGCCATAGCACTGGAGGAGTCAACAGGAAAGCAAATACACCTTATACCTACTAACGATATTGACGGAACAAATAGGGTCTTGCTTGTAGATAAAAGGTGGAGAACCCTTTGGAATATGCATTGTAATAAAATAAATAAACGCAAGATAAGCGTCACGAGATTATTGGAAATGTCAATATTCTCCACATCTGGGAAACGTAAATGTATATAAAAAAAAGCCTCTATATTGAGGCTTTTTTTATTGCTTTAAAAATCTTCGTTCTTATTTCTCCAACTTGCAAGGAAATTAATTTATTAGTTTCAATCAAATTCGAAATTGTTTTACAGGCGTGTAATACTGTTGCATGATCTTTGCCGCCGTGTTCTGATCCTATTACAGATAATGATTTTTTCGTTAAATGCCTTGCAAAATACATAGAGATTTGCCGCGCTTGAACTATCTCCCTCTTTCTGGTTGAGCAATTTAATTGCTCCACATCCAACTCATAATATTTTGAGGAAATATTTTGGATTAGTTCTATAGTTGCATCAGCGTGAAACTTGCCGGTTATCTCTAATTCAGACCATAATAAATCGTATCTATCAACAATTTTATCGTGTTCCTCTTTTAATTCTTCCTGACTCTCTAAGCCTGCATCGATCATAGCTTCGCGATAACTTTTAACTTGATCAGCAAGTAATTCTAATTCCTTAAATTTATTCATAAGTTATTTTTTTAACAAATTTTAACTACGGTGTTTATATCCGTCTTATTTGGAGTATATACACCAGTGGACTGTCTTATATAACGTAGTTAGGCACAATTAAAACAAAGTAGGTTCTTTTAATATTTTATTCGCTCTATCTTGTGCCATCTTTGCGTGTTTCTCTGTTATCTCGTAGCCTATAAAATTACGTTTTTCTTTTGCACTCATTGCACACTCTGTTCCACTTCCAGCAAAAGGAACTACTACTAAATCATTTTCACGGCTACAAGTGTTTATTAATATCCTTGTTAGCTTTTCTGGTTTTACTGTGTCGTGGTCGTATTTACCTGTAATGTGCCCTTCTTGTGAAACTCTTAATACATCCATTTTATATTTTTCTGTTGGGTTAAATGGTCTGCGTAGTTCATCGTATTCCTTGCGTAGTTCATCGTATTCCTTGCGTAAATATGGATAGCACCAATCTTGCAATTTCTCATACATTTCTTTTGTTAGCATTGTTGGCTCAGCTTTATTTAAGCTTAAGCAAGCACTTGCAACACCACCACCATTTGTTGCAGTTCCTAAAGCTTCATTAACTTGCTTTAATACTATTTTACCTTTTGCTTTGGTTATTTCTTTTCTTATGTAATCCCGTATATGGTAAACACATTGAGTTAAATTATACGTTTCGTTGCTATACATTAAAATACGTTCAGTAGTACTAATAAAACTACGTGCTTCTTCTATTGGTGTTTTATTTGTTTGCCTATCAAAAATATGACAAGTAACATTGCTCATTAAATTAAAATGCTTATCAAAAATTATTTGAGCATAAGCGATATTTTTAGCATCTCCATACCAAAACAAAGTGCCATTATCTGATAAAATCCTTTTACATTCAATAGCCCATTTTTCAACGTCTTTTAAATAATCTTCAAAGCTATTCCATACAAAATCAAAATCTCCTTTTACCTCGAAGTATGGAGGGTCTGCAATTATTAAATTTGCACATTTATCGGGCAAATCATTATTTAAAAAATCTATATTATGTACTGTATTTAATTCCATTCTATTAATTTTATCGGTGGTAAACTGTGCCTAACAACAGCTAAAACGGCATTAAAACGACCGTTTAGCCAAACCGTCGCACGCGTTATCTGGGATTTCAGCTATTATTCCCCATATCTCTTCTTTAGTCTCGTTAATCCTTTCTATTTCCGTCCTCATTATAGCAAGCGTAACATTAAACTTTTCTATCTCATCGTTTGCGCTTGCTTTTTCTGCGACCTCTAGCAATGTAAAGTAGTTCTTTACAGGCGTTAATAAGTTCCTAAGTCTCGTTATTTTAGCATCTGCCATCGCTCGTGTTTTTAAAGTTTTATACTCGTTTTATCATTTATCTGTAATCAATCAAAGCCAGTTCATAGCTGGTGGCCGTTAGCGGTTATTTAAAAATATTCCATTATATCCTTAATCACTTCCTCATAATCAACTTCTCTAATTTTCATCTCTTTTTCATCTGTATGTTCGTAAAGTATATCAGTCAGTATCTTTTCATTCTCTTCGTTTGTATTTGAGTGAAAACTACCGCTAACACGTGGTATGTGCAAATAATTTAAAATAGCCTCTGCCCCTTTTACATAGGCTTCTATTTGCAATTCAGGCTGCCAACTTTCTTTGTACATCTTTTCAGCATCTCTGCGTATTGTTCGTAATGCCACACTCTTATTAATTTTGTCTTTAAGTTTTATCATATCTAATTGTTTTAAATTCTCAGCACATACCCCATCTGCGTTATAGCCAATTAAACCGGGTTGGCATATTTCCACCCTCTATGGGTTATTCCTGTTACATATCCTTGCTCATTCAGTATCTTACCTACCGAGTTTCCTGTTTTGCTCCAATTTCCGTGGTAAGGCTCATAACCCAACGCCCCCGCCTTAACTTCATCACCAGAACCAATAAGCTCGTAACCTACAGGCACTAATTCAAGTTCGTTTTTTAATTGGTGCTTAAGTTCTATTAATTCACTTTCTTTTAAGCTTATTGTTTCTTTAAGCTCACGTACTGTTTTTGGATTTCTGTGCATTATTATAAAATTAACTGGCTATAACGAAGTATAAAATTAAAAGGACAATATAGCCTTTTGCTCTCTTAATTATCGTTAGTGGTTTGCCCTTCAAATCTTATACAAACCGTTATATGCAAGGCTAATCAAGTGCTTCTAATTCCTTTTTTAGCCTATTAAGTTCCTTTTGCTTCTCTCTTTTAAGCACCTTGTTTTTGTAAGCTTGTACGTGTGGTTTAATCTGTCTCCACCCCGCAAGTCGTTCTTTTTGTGTTCTAAATTTCAGAAAGTCGGCGCTATTTTTAATCATAAAGCTACTATCATAAAAGTCAAAGTTGTTTTTTGGCTCATTAGCTATCCATAATTGGAACTCGTATTTTTCATCAATTAATACTGTTGCTGTATGCTCCCCGCACTTTTTAAATTCAAATTCACCTTCAATTATTTTGTGCTTAAAATAGTTCGCAACGTCATTTAATGTTTGTTCTATATTCATCGTTTGTAGTTTGTCGTAATCCTCGCTTGTAACTCCTGTATCAAAATATTTATTTCCTATTTTTCCGTAAAGTTTTCCTGTATATTCCATCGTTTTCATGTGTTAAATTATTACTAAATCATTCGTGCTAAACTTACCCATACGTTATAAAAACATACTAAACCTCTCCGTGTAAGCTTGATAAAAACTCTCTGTAACTAATAGTATCTATATTGCACCCTTGTTCTATGTATTTAATTCTCTTGCAATCAGATAAGCTAATTCCGTTGCAGCCTCTGATATACCAGAGTTTGAAAGCTCCATGCTGCTTATGTCTGAATGTGTAGCCCATATTATAAGAGAGTTTTAATAGCTTCTTAAATTCCTTATAAGTTCTCGCTTGTACGTTTGTTTCGTTCTTTTTTGTCATATTTTTAAAATTTAGTGGCCTTTATGTTGCCTTCGTGGAAGTGGGTTGACCAGTCATCAGTTCCACATAAGTAATATTTAGGGTCTGTGTGGTAATCTTCAACCTCTGCATTTTGCCACACACAGCCTACTAATACTTTAACTTTTTGCCCTTTAGTAAAAGCACGGTGGGTAACTATATGCAATGCTTTATCATCGCTCATTACTTAGTGTTTTTAGTTGTTATTTAATAAACTACCTACAGCAACAGCTGCCAAACTTCCATCCATATCTAAACGCCCCGCCCACCATCCTAAACTAAACCATCCGCTGTCTAAGGTTCGTACAAATATCACATCTTCTTTCGTTTCTTTAAGTCTCCCCTTGACAAAATAGTCTGTCTCTTTATTATAAAGCCAGTGGCATTGCTCAACTTCTTCAAGCCATTCAGCCTTTATCTCTTTATCTATTTCGTTAAAACGCACAAGTTCGGTTATTGTAACTTTGTCGTGTCTGCTTGGGGTTATTTTCCCATCATCAAAGTAATCGTATTCTTTGTTTAGTTCTGGTATCATATACAAACCTTTAAAATTAACTTGAATTTCCAAATCTAAAGGCTCTAGGAATTTATTTATCTTATCAATACTGTTTTGCATCCTTTTCACCTTATCAGCAAAATCTTTGTATTTATAATTAAATTTTTTACAAAAAGACTCCTGAGTTATTTCGAGAGCTTTAAACTGTTTTTTTATTAGACTCTTCATATTACAATTTTCTATTTAATTACATTTGCAATATCGGAATAAGTTTCAGATAAATCAAATAAATACGGGGGATAATTCCGATAAAATACCAAAATGTAATATATATTACAAAACCCCCTCAATATAATGACCTTTGCTTTCCCTTCCATTATCAAACACCACATCAACTAAAAGTTCATTATGTTCTGTTTTTCTAAATCCTGTAATTAGGGCCTTAACCCAAAAGCTTTCGTTATTGCCAATATCGCCAGTTTTCATCCATCTGTTTCCATCGAATACAGTGCAGTAGTCGCCCACGCTAAAATCCCTCCCTTTTTTTTCTTTTACTATCTCGTTCGTTTCAGCCTTTGCCAACGCACTAAGTTCGTACAGTTTCAATATTTTATTAATGTCATTTAGTGCATTTTGGAGATAATTATCCCGATTTTCCTTATCGTCACATTTTTTTGCAGTCCATATTTGATTTGCTGTTTCATTCAAATCATGAAAGCTGAGTTTAGTTTCAAGCAGACTATTTATTTCTTCTAATGTCGTTAGCTCTTCTCCGCAAAATTCACATTCCTCGTTAAATGTTACATTAATTGGGTCTATTACTTTTAAACATTTTCCACAAATCCACATAATTTTATTTTTTATCCCACCGCACAAATATTACTTGTGAGGTAGTAGTTTAATTATTAATTTATCTGTACATGTTTCTGAAACGGCACATGTTAAAACCGTTATGCGCAACTAAACCAACCCCGACCACATATTTTATAATCGCAATCATAAGTAGGTCTAAGTTCAACCGCTCCTTTCTCTTTTAGGTACTGCATAGCGTGTTTCATTTCTTTGTTGGTTACAGTCTTAAATCCTTCTTCGAATAAACAGTCGCTAAGTGTGTCGTATCCATACCAAAACGCACTAAATTCACTAGGCTGCATATCATCTTTCCAGTTCTGGTCTAATATCTTATAAATAGCAGCGCATAATAGTGTGTCATACTGCATAGCCATTTTACTTTTATCGTTTCGTATCTCGTTTATCATTTGTCTGTATTTTATTCGTTGTAGTGCATTACAAGAACGCTTTATTTAAATAGTATTCTCCATCAACTTTTTTTGCAAACATAGAATTCTTAAACAGTCCTTTTGTTCCGTTATATCTCATTCCCTTGATACCTAAAACAACAGATGTTCTGTAAGGTGTTTTACTTAGCACCTCGTAAAATTTTTCTTTAGTTACTTTTTCCATATTATCTTTTAATTGTTAAAAATACTGCGCAAAGCACACGATCCGTTATGTGTTCTCTAACCACTTTTTAGCATCAATTTCAATTTCTTTAAGGTCATTAAAGCTTGGCGTATTCTTGCCGGTTCCATCGGTTAATGTTTCTATTGCGCCAGCTTGGTAAGCTTTCTTTATATCTGCCGCTGAAAAACAACCGCTAACATCAGCTATATGCAATGCTTTGTCAATACGGCTATCCATATTTCTTAGCAATATTTTCGCTTTTGCCAACGCTCTTTCAACAACCTCTATGCTTGCAACGCTTGTAAATGATAGTATTGCTTGGGGTTGTGTGTTGTCGGTTGTGCATCCTACGGTATTGTGTTTAGTTCCAATAGGGGTTGGTTTATCATTTACAAACTCAACTCCTGTGTATTTATTAACCTTACAACTAATCACACTTATTTGAACATCGCCCCCTCCAAGCTCTATTAACGTTATCCCTTTAGTGTTTCCAATTTCTGCGTTTTTATGTATCATTTTTCTGAGTTTTTATCTTTAATCTGCCTTAGTGCTCTATTGGCAGCACGCCAACCAAGGCTAAATTGACGTTGTATTACACTTACGGTTATTTCCGTATCATTGCTTTTAAACCATCTTATTATCTCGTCAAGCCGCTGCTCCCGCTCGTTCTCAAATTCGTCTATTATCTCTTTTAATGCCATAATTTTAAATTTTACAGATTTAGATATCAAAAAATTTTCTCACATCTTTATAAGCTAACTCGTTTACATACCTCTCATCAATACCCCTTTTTTTAGCTAATAAGCTATGCGAAATTTTAATTGTTTGCTCTTCTGTGTGTCTTTGTTCCACTTCTATTATTTTATCGGCTAAAAACGCTATATTTTGCTTTAGTTCGTCGACACGTTTTAATTTTCTTTCAAATTCTTTACCGTAGTATTTTCCAAAGAGGTCAGCTTCGAGCTTGCAGAGAAAGGCATATGCGCGACCGTTCTTAGTG